GGGTCATTTACAAGGCCTAATCGGCCTCACCCAAGCACGGACAGCTAATCTAGCGAGTCTTCCTCAGTCACAACTGAGCGAAGCTCCCTAAGAAGAGCCTGAGTCGGTCCCTTCCGAGACCGCTCCCGTAACGCTTGTGCCTTTAAAGGGGTACTACGTACAACACCAACGTACGGAGTATCCTCCACGGCAAGATAATCAACGACCTTGACTGGCATACGAGCCATCAAGACTTTCACACGTTCAATCACCTCACCTGACAAAGATTGTATTTTACCACGATTCCACGATGCGGATGGGCACCAAAGACTAGAATTAAAGTCGACAACCCGTTTAGCAAATAACTCATATTCACCCTCAACCCGGATTTTATTCATTCCTTTCACACTATAAATAGCAGAAACTCTTTGATAAATTTGATTTACCACAACACGACTTTCCTCCAACTCCTTTTCCCCTAACGACGCCTCTAGAACCTCCTCAATAGGAAAGTGTTCAGACGCTAACCGCTGTATCAGCCAGTCGGCCTTCGGAACGATTGCACGAGGCACTCGTTCCGTCAACCCGGCTACCACCAGCGGAAACATCTTATAATCCAAAGCAGACGGCTCATATTTCACGCCATCCCATTCCCAACAGGGCAGACCAACGCCTCCCCATCGTTCTGGAACATATCTAGGACAAGATTTAAATTTCTTTAATTCTTTTTTATTTATCGATACAAATTTAAGCATCAAAAAATTCTTAATTTCCTGAGGTAAGCCCCAAACCATCGCTTGCGCTCTCATCCCCAATGATAACTTCAGAAATTTCTTATACTCCATATCCTTTTCACGTAGTGCACGAATAGAACTCATCTTACCCGCAAGGTCTTCGGACTTCACATATCCTTCTCCCTTCTCACTACCAACCGAACGTTTCTGGTTAAACAACAAACCAAAATTAACGATCGGCACCATCGCGAACGAATCTTCAAATCGTTCAGGATCATACAGAAACACACGAGAATTAATCTCACAAAAATCTTTAGAAAAATAAGTCTTTCCAACCGACTCACTTAACCCAAGACCTTTACCTAACTGTCGCCACCACTGCATGACAAGCGGACTCGCCTTAAAAAGACAATCATCCCCATTAATCAACAACGGTGCCTTCAACAGGCTAAATGTATTTCCATCACGATCACCTAGTTCCATTGCAAACCGACACAACGCCGCATTAACCAGACACAATATCGGAAAAGAAGTTACACTTCCCATCAACTGTCCATTCTTCTGCCATTTTCTCCCAAGCACCTTACGATCCTTTTCGGGACCCTCAGTCTCCTTGATCTCAATCAAGTGGCCTGTCAATGACCGAATGAACAATCGACGTAAGTCATCATCCATCTCCAAATTATCAGCAATAACATTCGCAACCACATTACTGGCCCACGATTTCAACTGATTTGTCGCATCTTTATAATCACCCGACGCCCATCCTTCCTCCTTACGCAACCCACCTAACATCCGTTTTGACACTAGGCTAGCATCCACATCTCCACCCAAAAGAGCAAAGCAGGGATGTCCTCGCAAGGTACTATGCAGGAACTTTTGTAATCCAATGAGATAGGTCTGCATGAACGCAGGTCCCTTGGTAATAACACGAGTCTTTAGCTTTTCTGCCAACCCAACCGGGGCAGCTAACGGAACTTCAATCAACGCTAACCGCTTCATCTGTAAATTATACCACTTGACCTCATCATCCGCCCTATCACGATCCACCAACAGTTTCCAACTATTTTGTATCTTTTCCCGTTCACGTTTTTCCAAATCAACCTCAACCACTTCAAATTCCAATTCCTGACAATGGAGACACCTCTTCGTTTCACCGAATGCATCAATCACACCACAAGAACCAAATTTCCCACAAGGCTTCATACCTCGTCGCTGTAGTCGAGGACGGAACATTTTTCCAGGTCCAGCAGACAGACTCACTTGAGAACCCCGAGAGCCCTTAACCATCTCACTGCGTGCCAAAGCACCCACAGCCAAACAATCACGAGCATCAATCAGTCCCTCATCC